AGATTATAAGATGCTAGAAACAGTCAATCTAGGCGATGAAGTAATAATACGAGATTTTAATTTAAACATCAATGCAACTGCTAGAGTAGTTAAAACAGACTATAGCCCAATAAAAAAAAAATACTATAGTATTGAAGTTGGCGATTTAATAAATCATTTAGACTTTTTAAACAACAAGTTTAATAATATAGAAAATAAAATAGATACAGTAAAAAAAGCTATTGATAATGTCAAAGTAGACGATTCAGAGTTTCCAAACACTTTGCCAGAAGTACCGATTTTGACAGCAGAGGGGTTATTCGCTTTTATTAATCTGACATGGACATTCACAAATAAGTCTTATTACAAATATGAAGTTTATGCGTCTCAAATTAAAGACTTTGTACCAGATACGACTAATTTTACAAATCGAATTTTTGCAGGGCAGGCAAGTGCTTACGTTCACCAAGCTGAACCTTTTCAAACTTGGTATTTTAGAGTAAGAGCAGTAAACTCACATGGAAATGTTACAGAGTTTTCTAATCAAGTAGAAGCACAGACTACAAAAATGTCGGATGGAGCTACATGGATACAAGAGGGAGCAATCGCGGATGCTCTTATTGGGCAACTAAAACTTGACAGAGGTTGGTTTGGACAGTTAAAAGGTTCATATATAAATGCGAGAGAATTGGTGGTTGAAAATGATAACGGAGTTAAAACAATGGAAGTAGATAGCTTTGGAGATGTTCATTTCAACCCAAACACTTTTAAAGTTTCTTTCAATGAAATAAGCCCTCATGTTCTTATTGATGATGAGGGATTGAAACTTATAAGCGGGAAGGGATTTACAAGAATGACCGAATCGGGGCTATATACAAAATTTTATACTGGTTCAGATGTAACGGAGTCGTGGTATTTGCAAGAAAGTGGATACACATACTTTGACTATAAAGATTCAAAAATCATAATAGACTTACCAAAAAAATTTGCAGGTAAAAATTTTAAAGCAACTTGTGCGATAAGGTCTACATCGACGAATGCCAGTTGCTTAAGTTATTTCAGCACATCGGCGACAGTAAAAAAAAGTGATACAAATCCACAATTAGAGCTTTCTGCATCTGTGCGAGGTGTGTCTTACGAAATGTCAGGAAGCCAGACAATAGGCTACTGGCTCGGAATGAATTTTTTTTCAGAAGGATTTATTACAGTACAATACTATGTTTACGCTTAAAATTTTCAAAAAAGGAGAAGAAGTATGGTTACTATTTTTTACAGTAAGAGAACTGGAGAAATATATAATTGCATAAAATCAGAGGTAGAGCAGGATTATACTTGTTTTGCAGATAGGGAAGAGGATTATAGACAAATATTAGATAAAATAGTTGTTGAGGATATTCCAGAAATTTTAAATCCTCGTGATTATAAAATTGAAAACGGAAAATTTGTATTAAAGGAAAAAGAAATAATAAAAGAATTTACTCCGAAAATGGTAGAGTAAAAGGAGTGATAAATTTGAGAGATAGAATTTATACAGTAGATATTAATACTAAAAGTTATCAAGTTGCAAAATATAAGCAATATGATAATGGGATAGAGTTTAAGATTAATTTATTAGAAAATAATATAGAAAAAGATTTAACAGGATATACAGCTATAGCAAATTTTCAAAGACCAGATAGGAAAATAGTTTATCAGAGCTGTACTATAGAAAATTCTATTGTAACAACTCTGATAGAAAATAACATAACAGCAGTTGCGGGGGATGTAATAGTAGAGTTTACTTTCTACAAAGATGATTTAGTTGTTACTACTTTTTCTTTAAAGATTAATATAGAGAAAAGTATAGATAAAAACAGTATTACAGAAGAGCCGAAATGGGATTATATCAGCGTTACAATAAATCAAGTAAAAGAAGTCGTCGAAGGCATAGAAGAAATAAAAGAAACAGAAGAAGCAAGAAAAGAGGCTGAGATTGAAAGGGTCAAGGAGTTTAATAGTATAAAAGAAACTTTCGACTCTAAAGTTACAGAAGTTACGGACGCTAAAAATACTATGATTAGTGACGTTAATACTACTAAAGATACTTTAACAAGCGAAGTTACAGATGCCAAAACAGACTTAATTAGTGTAGTTACTACAGCTAAAGAAAATATGATTAATGAAGTAAGTGCAGTTAAAACAGAACTTGAAACAGCAGAAGCTGAAAGGGTCGAAGAATTTAATAGTATAAAAGAAACTTTCGACTCTAAAGTTACAGAAGTTACGGACGCTAAAAATACTATGATTAGTGATGTTAATACTACTAAAGATACTTTAACAAGCGAAGTTAATACAGTCAAAGCGGAAGTGATAACAGCTAAAGAAAATATGATTAGTGAAGTAACTACAGCTAAAGAAACTATGCAGACAGAAGTTACAGACGCTATTAATGCAATCCCCACAAAAGAAGAGCTAAAAGGGGTAGGAATAGAAATAAAAGGAAGTTTAGATAATATATCAGCACTTCCAGTCAATCCAACTTTAAGTGATGCTTACTTTGTAAAAAGCGCAACAATAGAAAACCAAATTGATTTATATGTTTGGGACAACACTAATTGGGTCAAAGTTCCTGACATAAAAATAAAGGGTGAAAATGGAGATGGCTTAGAATTTAATTGGGACGGCACGCGACTAGGTGTAAGGATAGAAGGACAGGAGAATTATACTTATACAGATTTAAAAGGTCAAAAAGGCGATAAAGGTGATAGTATTGAATTTAATTGGAATGGCACACGATTAGGTATAAAGATAGAAGGTCAAGAAAATTATAGTTATACAGAATTGAAAGGGGAGCAGGGTTATACTCCAACAATAGGAGAAAATGGAAACTGGTGGATTAATAATATAGATACCCAAAAACCAGCTAGAGGGGCATCTTTGAGGATTTTAGGAAAATTAGATTCTATAGATAACTTACCATTAGACCCTACTATCGGAGATTGCTGGATTATAGGGAGAAATATTTATATATATCAAACTAAATGGGAAGACTTAGGTTCTCTAGCGGGCGTGGACGGCAAGAACCTAGAATTTAATTGGGATGGCACGCAGTTAGGCGTTAGGCAACAATACGAATTAGATTATAAGTATATAGACCTCAAAGGTGACAATATCGAATTTGCATGGGATGGCACACGACTAGGTGTAAGGATAGAAGGACAGGAGAATTATACTTATACAGATTTGAAAGGTCAAAAAGGCGATAGCATTGAATTTAGTTGGGATGGTACGGAGCTAGGCGTTAGAATAGAAGGTCAAGAGGACTATAGCTATACAAATCTAAAAGGAGCGACAGGAAATAAATTAGAATTTAATTGGAATGGAAGTCAGCTAGGTATTAGAGAAGAAGGACAAACGGAATATATATATACAGAGCTTAGAGGGGAACAAGGTTATACTCCAGCAATCGGCGAAAACGGTAATTGGTTTATAAATGGAGAAGACACAGGGAAAGCGTCAAAAGGAAAAGTTACATGGAATGAGTTATTAGAAAAACCGAAAGAGTTAGATTACATTAAAAAAAGCACGACTTTTAATTCAGACGGCTCTATAACAGATATTTTAGACTCGGTTAGTAAAACTATAACTAAATTTAATGCAGATGGGACTATAGTAGACGAAAAGTATATAGATAATGTATTAGTAAGTAAAGTAAAAACGACTTTTAAAGGTAATCAAATAGAAGAAATAAAAGAAGAGGTGAGTTAATGAGTTGGGCGGAGACATACAAAGTGAATAGTGACTTGCAAGGCGAGCCACTTAATTTTTTAAGTTATTTGCAAGACATAAAACTAAATGGATTAGATAGTTATGTGCTGTTTATTGGAAATGCTAGGATATGGGAAGAATTATATTTAAATAGTTTATATTTATTTTCTGATAGAGGAATAAGAGAAACAGTTTACACAGCTTTTTCAGAAACTGATATTGATAATTTATTTAATAAAAGCACTAAGCTAGGGGAACAATTAAATGCCTTTTATAGAACAGATATATTTAGCTTAGGAAATGCTGATAATGTAGTAAAAGAAATGACTATAGAGCATTATAATTCATTAGAGGAAAAATTTAAAGCAGGGTATGATAGATATGTTACAAGAGAACAAGAAAAGTCAACTATAGGAGCATGGTTTAATTCTACTTTTAGTTTAAATAATACTGGTTTAGAAAGTCTTACAACCATAGAAGAAATATTAGCAAATGTGGAGGCTACTAATGCAATACTTAATAATAGTAATGCAATAGTAGCTTTAACTATGTGTAAAACAAGTATGGACGCAGTTGCTGCAAGCCCAAATGCAATGGATTTGCTAGGACAATATATTTTAAAAGTTACAGCAGAGCCAGCAGTTATAAGAGCGATAATTAAAAATGAAGTTATTAGAGATGCAATTATAAATAGTGATGAAGCTATGACACAAATTTCAAGTAACGAAAACTCCGTAATGGAAATATTTAATGACTTAGAAGCTACAAAAGTATTAGTGCAAAACCAAAATAGCATAAATAAAATATTAACTAATAATGTTACTGTTGAAAAAATAATCCCTAATTTATTAGAAATGAAGTATAATTTACAAACTTCTTTAAATTATATAAATACAATAAAATCAAATATTGCTTCTGGTAAAGGTCAAATTATGGCAATAACTTATAATGAAGAAATATTCCCGATTTTAAAAAATGCAGCAAAAAATTATGATGGTATGGAAAACACGCGTAATATATTACAACGAGATATTGAGGAAAAAATAAAAATTTCGGATGCAATTTTAGAAAGTTCAATCGCAATGACAACTTTTGCAAATAATTCTATTATAGTAAATAAAGTTGGTGACAGAGCGGGAATTATAGAAAGTATTCTCGGTCAAACAGTGCCATTAAATGCTTTTATGAAAAGTACAACAGCTATAAAAGTTTTAGTAAATAAAGCTACTGCATTTACTAAGATAGTAAATAATTCAACAGCTTTCAATGCTATGCTTACTATTTCAGGGAATATAAGTTCTGTTGCAAATAGTTCAACAGCTATGAATATAATTGCAAACAACGCACAAGTTATGGCAACAGTTGCAAGAAACGATACAGTTTTGACTGTTTTTATAAATGCTTCAACAGCTATAACTGCAATTGCGGGAAATGTGACATCTATGTCGGCAATTGTAGGCTATTCGGGAGCTATGAATAAAATAACAACATCAGCATTTGCGCTTAATAGAATATTCAAGAGTACTATAGGCAAGGATATATTAATTAGTAATAATGCAATTTTACAAACTTATAAAAATAATATACATAACACATTGAGAAGCTCCTCTGGTCAATTTAGGTTAATTACATCCCCAACGGATTCGGATTCTGCACCAACTCAAATTATAAATAGTTCTTATGTAGGAGTAACTTATTGTTATGGATATAGAGGTGGAACTGGTAAATTTGCTATCGTATATCATGGTCACAAAACAAGTGCAGAAGCAGGCAGAGGGGACGGTGGCAAAGATGAAACCAAGAAATTTATAACACTAGGTGGGACTAAATTCGTGGAAAGTGGAGATGGATATTTTAATTATTCAATATATCAAGCAATTTAATGTTTATAAGTCATCTAAAAGATTAGATTAATAGTCTAATCTTTTTTTATATAAAAAAATAAATAATCAAAATTAGGAGGAAAGTTATGGAACAATTATTAACAGAATTAAGTAGTTTAGGAGCAATAGGCATATTATGCGCTTTGCTATTTAAAAACACTATGCAGGAGAAAAAAGAAGATAGAGATATGTATAAAAAGACAGTAGAAAATTTCATAGAACTATCTACACAGCAACAAGAGATAAATAAAAATATACTTGTTGAAATGGGAGCAATGAAAACAGACGTAGAAGAAATCAAAGAAGATGTAACAGACATAAAAGACATGTTACAGAAAGAAGGTCTTTAAATGAAAGTAGCACTAACAGCAGGGCATACGCTAACAGGAAAAGGAACAGGAGCAACAGGGTATATAAACGAAGGAACAGAAAATAGGATACTTATGGATTTGGTTGTTAAATGGCTTAAAAAAGGTGGCGCTACTGTATATAGTGGTAAAGTAGATAAGTCTAATAACTACTTGGCAGAGCAATGTCAAATAGCCAATAAGCAAAATGTAGATGTAGCTGTACAAATACATTTTAACGCTGACCATACAACTTTGGATAAAATGGGTACAGAAACAATTTATAAAACTAATAATGGTAAGGTATATGCCGAAAGAGTCAACGAGAAACTAGCAACAATATTTAAAAATAGAGGCGCAAAATCGGACGCAAGAGGTCTTTACTGGCTTAGTCATACAAAAGCTCCAGCGATATTAATAGAAGTGTGTTTCGTAGATAGTAAAGCAGATACAGACTATTATATTAGACATAAAGACATAGTCGCTAAGTTAATAGCAGAAGGTATTTTAAATAAGACAATAGATAATAAAGAAAATAGTGAGGATAAGAAAATGTATAAACATACAATCGTTTATGATGGAGAAGTTGACAAAATCCCCGCAACTGTAGTTGGCTGGGGCTATAATGATGGTAAAATATTAATATGTGATATAAAAGATTATGTACCAGGTCAGACACAAAATCTTTATGTTGTTGGGGGTGGAGCATGTGAAAAGATTGGTTCTATGACTAAAGAAAAATTTACTATGATAAAGGGTAATGATAGGTTTGATACACTTTACAAGGCACTAGATTTTATTGATAGATAGATTAGAAGGTAGCAACTAGAGTTAGTTGTTACCTTCTTTTTTTTATGTCTACTTTTCTTTCTTCTTCCAAACAACTTCGTATCCTATCAGATTAGCAATAGTCAAGATTTCACTATACTTCATAGTCTCATTATTTATTTTTTGTCTTAAATTCTCTACTGTATTATTCTTATTATTATATTCATTCATTAAATTATTTAACTCATTCATGCTGATATTTTCTTTCACAAGAATACTTTTGATTTCATTTTTCCATGTCATTTTTTCACACCTCTCTTATTTATATAATAACATAAAAAAATTAAAAGTAAAAGAATAATCTATGTTAATCAAAGTTATATTTTTGGAAATCAAAGAAAAAACTTTGAAAAAGTGTTGACTTAGATATTCATATAGATTATAATATAATTAACAAATAAAACAAGGGGGTAAGCAAAGAATGAAAACTTTATTTAAAGAAGCACATAAAATAGCAAGAGAAATTAAAGAAAAATATAATGATGTAGATTATAAAGTACAATTTAGTCTTTGCTTATCCTTCTTAAATAAAAAGGGGGATATAAAAATGAAAGAATTAAAAGGGTCAGAAAAACAAATTATTTGGGCTAATGATATAAGAACAGACATTTTAAATTTAACTAACGAACTAGAAAAAAGTAAAATAGAAAGAATAAAAAATGAAGACTACAAAATCAAAGATATGAGTATAGAAGAAATGACAGAAAGATGTAAAAGAAAATTTGAAAGAATAAGAGAAGCAATAAGCAACATAGAGGATGCTAAGTTCTTTATAGATAATTTTAGAAATGTTTTAAAATATAATTCTTTAAATCAAAAAGCGTTTCAAATAAACCAGATTTTTCGAGAGTCTCAATTTACAGAAGAAATTGGAAATTTAAAATTTTTAAAAGGAGAAACTCAAGCGTCTCATAAACTTAGAAAAGTTGAAGGTAGTATAAGCTATGAAGAAGCTAAAAAAATAGCTAAAGAAATAAATTTTAATGATAATTGGTCTAATGAAATAAAAGAAAATGTACTTGAAATAGTTGAAATATTTGACGACGCAGTAAAACAAGCTACTAGCACAGAATATATAGAGAAAGCTAAAAAATACATAATAGAAACATTAATACAAAAAAATGCACAATTTTATAAAAATGGATTTGCAGACATTAAAAAGAAGCAGATTGAAAACTATAGAAAAATAGAAAGTGCTGAAAGAAAAATAGAAATTGCATACCAAATATTTAGAGATGGTGTAGAGTGTTAAAAATTTTGGATTGGTACAAATATAGTTCACCGTCGAATGCTATAATTTTAATATATAAAATAAATGGAGGATTGAAGTATGAATATAGATTTTAGTACAATATTAAATTTAAAAGTTAATAAAGAGAATGTTGAAATGATAGAAAAAGAGATTAATAAAATCAACAATGATATATTTGATATAAGTCTTAAAGATTGTGCAAACAGTCACGTGGGAATCGTTAAAGAAACAGTTGGAAAAAGTTTAAACATTGAAACGTGGGGGCATGGTGAAATTAACAGTAGCATAGGAATAAGATTGAGATTTAATTTTTATTATTCAAAAGGCGACAAAGTAGACATAGAAAATATAGAAAACATTTTAATATATGTAAATAGCTTATGCAGCAAAAATGTAGAAAGTGACCTTATAGCTAGTGTAAGACCTGGATTTTATAAATTAGAAGAGAAATATTCTACACGCGTTGAAAAATGCGAAATTAGACACGAATTTACAGGCATAAACAAACAAGAAATTAAAGAATTTTTAGAGTATCTTACAGAAATTGAAAAGAGCGAAAGAACTGTTATGTATAAAAACAACTAAAAAATGGAGGATATAAAAAATGAATAAACAAAAAGCTAGAAGATTTTTAAGAGTTATAGATATGAACATGGATAAAATAGAAGAAGAAGCTATAAAAGCTTTTAAAGAAAGTTGTTTAATCAAAGAGGCTAATAATATAAAAATTTATATCGATATACAAGGAAAAGTTGAAGCGATAGCAGTTCAAACTTGGGCTAAACTTTTGGATGATGACAAAGAAATTAATATTTTCACATTAAATCAAACACCAACTCATTTAAACGATTTGTTTGGAGAAATTTGTTACGTAAACGATTATGAAGAATTTGAAAATTGGTGTGAAAATGAGTGGGAAATTTTGGATTGGGATAGTTATAAAAAATTCAATAAAGAAAATTTCGAAGAAATTGCTGAAAGAAATATAGACGATAGCACATCAGTTTTTTTAGAAGAATTACAAAAAAGCATTGAAAGTTGTAAACAAGAATTGCAAAATGTAATTGAAAATTAAGTAGAAGAGTATTATTATTAATGTATATAGTATCGCTTTTAAGATTAACTACGAGGGATTTAAAATATTTTTTAATTTATTTAGAAATAATATTGTAATAAGAATTTTAAGATTAACTATGAGGGATTTAAATGTCAATTTAATTTATATAGAAATAATATAATATCCAATTTTAGATTAACTATGCGGAAATAAAAACAGTGTATTCAATAAATACACTGTTTTTTAATGTTTAGTTATTATGATAACTTAATCCTTCGATTATAAATCCTACATTCGTTGTCATCTCTAATTCGTTACTTAACATTATTCCTTGTGTAAATTCATTGTCAGCTGGCAATGTTACTCTTTTTCTAGCAATTGCTTCTATAATTGTTTGAAATAGTTTAATTTTCATATCATTATCATGTCCAGCGAATCGTAGATAATTCGTTACTTCTTGCGAAAACTTATTCAACTCCGATTTAGTCATTTTTTCAGATAACTCTTTTCCAATTTGCAGATAAACGTTCATCTTTTCCAACCCCTTTTTAGATTATAGTTAAAACATATTATTTAAACAATATCGATATATTGTAATAATAATATTAAAATATTACTTAAATATTATATATACAATATTTAAGTAATATCTAAACAATATAAATATAATATTATTTACTTTTTCTTAGTCTTATTTCTTCTATTTCTCTCATTGTATATATTTAAATTCTCTTCTTTTATAGTGACATCAGATAAAATTTGAGTTAGTATATCACTTAATAATTTACTAACGTCGCTGTTCATATCAATAGAAAAAGATTTTAATTTGTTTACAAGCTCCTCATCAAGCGTTGCACTCATAGTCACTTTTTTACTTTTCTTATTAACTAGATTATATATGTTTAATGTCTTATTGTCTGTAGTTGTAGAATCATTTTGTACGATTGTTCCATTTTTCAAAATCGGTTTTTCTTTATCAACTAAAAGGTCTCTGTTGAAACTTGGCATCTATAACACTCCTTTTCTTTTCAATTCTTCTAACATATTAGTAAATTCCTGTCTGCTGAAATGCTCTTTAGTTATTTTTGTATAATCTGTTAGAGATAGTTTTTTTAATAGTGCCTTCTCTATAAACTCATTTTTTCTAATGTATGTATCTAACATAATATCCCTCATATCGTTAAACCCTTCCAGATAAGAATCGAAAGTATCGCTAATTTGAGTTTTCTTCTTCTCAAATCCAACTAAAATAGTACTTTTTATATTATCCTCCTTATCAAAATAGGTTCTATCAACATCCCAGAGTTGTTTAAATAATTCTGCTCCTCTTAAAGAAGAAATGTTTTTATCTTGAATTGGAATAATTATACTATCTGCTAAGAAAAGCACATTTTTAGCTGTCAAATCGTAGCGTGGAGATAAATCACAGATAATATAATCATACTCACTCAAAGTATTAAAGTTTTGCATGTACCAGCGAGCTAAAAATTTTTCTCTGGCTGGTAAAGGTGATAGCTCTTGTTCAAATCTAGCCATTTGTATGTCAGAAGGAATTAAGTCTACATTAATGTAATTTTCATTAGGTGACTTGACTATTGCATCATTAGCACTAATCCCTTTTAAAATATCTAATGTAGTATTATCATTATGATTTATTTCATAAACATATTGTGTTAGATTTGCTTGTACATCTAAGTCCCATAAGAGTATTTTTTTATCTTTATCTTTCGCAAGTTCATACGCTGTCATTATAGACGTTGTTGTCTTATAGATACCTCCTTTTATGTTAAAGTACGTAAGTAGCTTTGTATTAGCCATTTTCTCCACCTCATTATTATATTTATAATATTATAACAATATTGTAGTATTGTTTTTATAATATTGCAACAATATATTAATATTGTTAATTACAATATTCAAATAATATAAATACAATATTTACATATTGCTTTTACAATACCAATATATTATATTAAAAATACTAAAATATTGTATATACAATACTAAAATAATATTTTTATAATATTACAGTATTATTTTTATAATATTACAGCAATATTTTTATATTATAGTAAAATTTAAAAAAAAGAAGGCTAAGAAAAAAAGCAACCTTCTTTTATAGAAAAAGTCATTCATTCTTAGCCTTTTCAATTATTATCCTGTCGCCCTCGAATGTTGCCGTAACATTAGGGTTTTCTCTTGTTATGCCCATTTCATCAGCCCATTTTTTAGGAACACTCATTCTAGGAGTAAACGACCCACTCCCACCTTTGTGAAAGTTAAACTTTAAATCTCTTTTTTCTTTTTCCATTCATTAGCTCCTTTTTTGCTGTATTACAAAGAAAAGCAATAATACAACACTAAAAACTAAACCGAGCATGTTGCTTGTACTAGAGTTTAATACTATAGATACTATATTTAAGACTATAGTTATTAAAACTAAAACAATGCAAATCTTATAAAATTTATCACTCATGTTTTTTAGAAATGTGTTATAATATTAGAAAGAAGTCACCTAGAGAGAAGGGCTATTCCCTCTAGGCTTATCCTTACAGTTCTTTTAAAATTCTTAGAACTGCGAGGATTATGTTAAGTAATAATAGGATGAAGGAGAAAACTTTTTTAACTATGTTAAATTTGTTTTCTCTTTTCTTTTTACTTCTTTCTAATCTCCCCATTCCTGTGCCTCCTTTCTTTTATTTTTTTGCTTTCTCACCTCCTTCTCTATAAATATATTATACTATGACGGGTCGTCAAAAGCAATAGTTTTCTCCTATTTTTTAAACAAATTTTGGTAAAAAGTAAAGATTTTAGTATATTAGAAATGATGTAAAATTGTATCTTTTTTTAAAAAATGTGATATAATAAAAACAAGGAAATAATGATTTACTTTACACAAGAGTAGCTATTTCCAATCAGATTAAAAATAACTTATTTTCTTAAACCACTCTTATTGGCGTTTGAGTGGTTTTTTAATTTTATCGTTCTTAAAATAAACTTTGACAAAAATAAAAAAATAGAATACTGAAAATGATGTAAAGTTGTATCTTTTAAAGAAAATGTGATATAATAAAAGCAAGAGAACTGTATTCTAGTCGTAAGAGTAGAGTTTTCGTCTAAAGTAAAAAATTATCTAGACTTTTTGAATTTGATTTTTAAATCAAATTCCCAACCACTCTTTTGCGCAGAGTGGTTTTTTACTTGTCTAAATAATTTACTAATTATATAGAATATTAAACTAGCTATAACACCAGCTAATATGTTAAGTAAAAAATTATCCATACTTCATCACCTCCCCTCAAAATTGTTGGGAGGATAATCTTTTGTGTATAGACTCCACTCTTTTTTGAACACAGATTGCTTTTCTCTTGCTAAAATTATTATAACATATATTTACATATAAAAAAGACTTAGTAAGTGTACTAAGTCTTTTAAAATACAGTTTTTTAGAAAATATATTTTTAAAATATAATTTATTTTCAAAAAGAGTATATTTTTTTATAATTTAAATGTGCTATAATTATAATCATAACGAACAGAAAACTTTTTTAATTGGTTTAAAAAAATCTACAAAAAAATAAAATGAGGAATACTCACTTGCCGTCAAACAATAGTATTCCTCGACCACGAGGCTAAGCCTCTTTGAAGGATAATATATCCTTGTTTTTCTATACTTATATTTATATTATAAGACAAAGTGTAGAAAAACACAAGGTTTTTAGGGTAATTTTAATAGTAAAATTATTACAAAAAATCAAAAAAAGAGCGTCAGCCTCCAGGTAAAAAATGGAGGGATAAAGATGGAAAATAATAATAAAAATAATATAGATAAGATGTTTTTAGAAGAATGTAGCACTGAAAGAGCAGAGCATGAAAAAGAAAATTATTCAAATTTCAATAGACATGAAACATATGAAATAAAAAAATATATAAACGAAAAAAAACTAGGAATTAAAACGGCTATAGCCAACGCGATAAATGGCGGGAAAACCCTGTTTATTGCACCGACAGGAGCAGGAAAAAGTTATAGCTTTATAAATACATTAAAAAAATTAAAAACAAAAGCGTTATTCATACTTCCAAATGCCTCAAATGTAGAGCAGGCAATGCACGAGTATGATATACCAGGAGCATATGACAAAATACCTGTTAGCGAAGCATTTAAAAGTGGCAACTTAGTTGTAATGACTTGGGATAAAACCGAAAAACTTATAAATACAGACTTAAGTGAATACATAATTGTAGTTGATGAGATACATCAAACTTATACAGATGCATATCGAGGAAAAGCAATAAAAAATTTAAATAATATAATGTCTAAGTGCAAAGGAAGAATAGACATTACAGCAACACCAACAAAACTTGAATTTGAAATATATGACTACATAATAGAGTACACTCAAAAGCAAAAAACAGAATATAAAGTTAAATTGTACAACGACTTTGACAATAAAAATTTTACTGAAATGATTAACATAATAAATAAATCTAAAAACAGCGCCATGTTGATGAATGATATATCAACATTAGAATTTATAAGAGATTCAGTGAACAAAAAAGTTGGAGTTGTATATGCAGATGGAAAAGAAGAAAATGAATTGTACAATAGAATAGTTAAAAATTCAGACATGAAAGACTATGAAACGCTTTTAAATACAACAACAATCCTAGCTGGTGTAAATATAAACAACAAAGATATCACAGATATAATTATTGTTAATATAAAAGATGTTGGAGCTATAAAACAGTATGTTGCAAGGTTTAGAAACTTAAAAAAAGTAAATGTACACATATTCAATAAATATGAAGAAGAGTGCAATGTATACAAAATTGAATGGCTAGTTAACAAAAATATAGAAAAAGCAACTATCTTAAAAGATGCTTATAACAAAGTATCTAAACACATGTTACAGTTTGAAACAGTTGGAATAAATGCAACGCCAATTCGCATAGACTCAAATGTGTACTACTGTACAAAAGATAATTGCTATAAAGTAGATAAATTATATATAAAAAGTCAAGTTTACAGCAACTATTACAATACAAGAACAATTCAAAGTTTTAAAGTGCTATTAGAAGAATATTTTGAAAATGTTAATATAACTGATGCTAAAGAAGTTGGCACAAATGAAAAAGAGTTAAAAGAGTACAAGAAAGTTGTAAAAGAAATTAAAGATGCAACAAGAGAAATTTTAAAAGAACATAAAGAAATTCTAGTAGGTTATAGACAGATTAAAAGCGATTCTAAGAGCTTTTCACTAATGCAGTATCATAATGATATGAAACTAAGTTCAAAAGGGTGCTTAGAGGCTTACAGAGCGTATGACATACATAATTTGGTAAAGAAAAGTAAAAGTAATAGCATGTTAGAACTATATTCTAATTATGTACTAGATAATAAGTTCGACTTAGACCTTGCTTGGAAACTAGCGAATACAGCAAACAAAAGACGTGGGGCAATATTTAATAAAATAAATACTTTAATATATAGAGAATTAAAAGAGGAATATCCAGAGTTTTTAAATGATGAACTTATTCAAGTTACAGTATTTAATTATATAGATAAATTGTTTGGAATTGGAACATCTTATAAAGAATTGCATTTACAAGAGTTAAGTAACGACTTAAGAACAATTTTAGGGGAAAACTGGGATTTAACAACTAAAAAGCTAAGCGTTACACTGAATGGAATTTTTATTATAGAAAAGAAAAAATATAGTAACTGGCATGATATAGAAACTATGTTTTTTTATAAAAATATAAATCCTATATCATGCCAGTTTGAAAAAAAACGAATACAACTTAATAATATAAAAAGATATATAACTGTAGATGACATAAAAAAAGATTTAGAATTAGACGAAAAAGATAAGAGTTTAGAAAATGCTATAAAATATACAAAAGACAGGATGTTGAACTCTTTAGATGAAGATGAAAAACTATTGTTATTAAAAGGTTTTATGTAGAGACAAAAATAAATTTCAAAAATATTTACATAAGGAGATAAAAAGGATGTTTGAATTAGATATTAAAGTTAAAAATAAATATATAGTGAGTGTGAGTTATGAGTTTTCAGAGCTTTTAATACGAGCTTTTAATGACTATGATAATTTCATAAAAGATATAAAAAATAAAGATAAATTTATACCTATAGGCATTAATCTTGGATACAGAGAATTGTTAGAAGAAAATTCGGCATATCATGAGTATAATTTTTATTATGATGAAGAAGTTGATAAGTACTTTTTTGAACTTCAATATCAAGAACAGGATTTAAGGGAGGAGCTTTCAAAACAACTTTTACTAGAACTTATAAAAATTAATTTACCAGCTGGGGCAGAATTAATTGTAGTTGATTAAAATTGTATTTAATCAAAAAAGAAACAGAATCAAAAGAACAATTAGAAATTTGCATCTAAGAACAAAAAGTCACGCAAGTAGGAATTTATATATATATATATATATAAATTCCTACTTGCGTGACTTTTTGATGTGAAAATATAAAACTTATACCAAATGGAAAATCGCAAGGTTAAAAAAATTGACCCTGAACTTTCCTAATGTAAGAAAATTCAATGTATTTTGAATTGGAATTATTTTCCACTAGCAAAATTTGATAAAAGGTACTATTATTGTAGTATAAATGTTTAATTGCGACAAAAAATCGTACATGTGTTCTTGTAATATCGAACAAAAGGGGGTATAATTAAAATTGTAAGTTATTTTTTACAAATTTTAAGAATGTATTATTCTACTTGTATATAGGGGGATGATTTGATTGAGAGAGGACGAGTTTAGGGAAAAAATAGTAGCAATTATAATGCAAATCAATAATATTAATGTTTTAAAATTTACCTATACATACTTAATAAAAGCAAAAAACAAGTGCTAAATAGCGCTTGTTTTTTTATTTCTTTAATAAGCCATCAATTAATTTATTTATTAAATCAAGATATTCCTCATCAAGTTCACAAAGTTTTATTATTATTTCCTTTATTGGAATATTATCCGAAATAGTTATCTCTGCTAGTACTTCTGCCAGTAATGAATCTTTTTCATTTATCGAATATTTTTCGCCCTCTCCAAATCTTAGCCAATTTTCATTTACATCAAATTCTCTACAAATGTCTTTTATTGACCGGTCGGTTGCGTCCCTTATTCCCTTTTCGTAACAACTTATTTGGCTTCTTGATAATTTTACTTTACTTCCAAAATCTTTTTGAGATAAACCAGCATCTTCTCTTATTTCTTTTATTCTATCTTTTATATTTTCTTCTTGGATTTGTTCGCACAAGTTTTACCACTCCCTCTTTGAATTTTGCCTTAAATATAGAATAAAGCATTTTAGTTTACAATGCAACACTTAATTGAAAAATAATGGTTGCATTGTGGAACAAGATGGTGTATTATTAAATTAGAAATTCTACTTTGCAACACAATTATGAAAGGAAGGTTTTTCATGAGGGCAGAAAAAATTAAAACTATAGTTAGGAAAATAAATTTCCTGGATGAACTTGGTCTTGAAATTGTAAATAATATAGGCGATTTATGCATTAAAGACCAGAAAAATAAAAAGAAAAATAATTCTTATGACTTAGAAAATATCATCAGTATAGATAAAATAGACTAATCTTGCAAAGCAACATTAATGCGTACTTTGACGGCTACGCTAAACCAATTAAAAAAAGTAAAAAAATAAATAAGGAGGCTGGAAAATGATAAAAGTTATTTTATGTAGTACTATCGACGAGTACATGGAGTATGAGGGCGCAATAGGAGCAAAGGACAGCTATTTAATGGATGTTATCATAGGTGGCGAATGTTCAGAAGAGGATGCTATAGAAACTTTAGAAATTTTAAAAAATAGTAAAGCGAGAATTGTATCAGAAGCAGAAAAAACTTGTTTAAAATTTGGTATTGGTAATCAAATTTCAAAGGCGATAGAACAAGGTATAAAAGAGGCTCCAAAACTAAAAAAGGGGATACATTGTGATAATTGTGGGGCAAGCGTAGGCAGTTCGGAGGAATTAACTTCAATGCCAGTTTTAGAAAATTATAACAACAATCAATCCGTTTCTGACCAACTAGGAAGTATAGACGTATGCCCAAGTTGTTTGCTAGAAATAACAGACTTACTGTAATTCCCTGTTTTAGTTGAAAAGAAACAAAAGGTAACAGCGTAAGCCGTCAATAAAAAAAAGAAGGGAGGATTTAAAAAGATGATTAATTTAGAAACATTGTGTAATGGAGAAACAAAAGAAAAGATTGAAAATGGGTTCATGGAGATATTTAAAAACATACAAGACCCTAATACACCAGCGACATCTACAAGGTCTTTGACTGTAAAGGTTACACTAAAGCCAGGCAAAAATCGTTCTCATGTTAATACGCAAATACAAGTTATTCCAAAGCTCGCAAGTGTCTTACCATCTGAAACGGACATTATAGTTGAAAAGGACTTTAGGACTGGAGAAGTTAATGCAAATGAATATGGAAACCAGTTGCCGGGGCAAGTAAAATTAGGCGACTTGGAGAGTAAAGAAACAAGTGTAACAGAAGAAACAGAAGTAAAAGAAAGTGAAGAAGATAATATTCGTAAATTTAAGAGTTTAAAAGACTTATAAAAACTAAAAAGGAGTGTTTAATATGTTAACAGATTTATTTAACAGGGTAATGGAAGTTGGAGCAAGAAAAATAGAAACAAGAGAAATAAATGGAGTTACATATACGACTGACCGTTTAATTCCAGTATATCCCAAAACAGTTGAGGAAATTGAATTAAATACATTAGACGGTTTAATAGAGTATATAAAATCAGAGGTTGACAAAGATGCAAAAGGCAATAGACTTATAGTTCAAATTAAAAGCCCTAAAAGTGTTAGATTATGTTCTGAACTGCTGGAAGGTGGTAAAAGGAATACTTATGTTGATTGCAAAGCGTTATTACCTCATATTAATTTTGATTGCTCGCTTGATTCAGAGGAATTTAATATTATGCTACAATCTTCTTTTGTAGATACGGAAGATAAAAATTTGCTTTTAAAAGTAGCTGGGAATGTAAAAGAAACTAGCGTAAAAACTGTACAGGATGATGGAGTATCACAAGTGGTTGCAATGTCTACAGGTGTAGCAAGTGTAGAGGATGTAATCCTGCCTAATAGAGTTAGTTTGAAGCCTTACAGAACTTTTACAGAAGTAGACCAGCCAGAGAGCGAGTTTATTTTCAGAGTAAAAGAGGGCATTACATTTAAGTTAATCGAAGCAGATGGTGGAGCATGGAGACTTGAAGCAATAAAGAATATAAAAGAGTACTTAGAGAAGAAATTAGAAGGTATTGAAAATATAGATATAATAGCATAAAAAAATTGAAGAGGCTGGACTAAATAACCAGCCTCTTTTAAAAAAGGAGTGTTTATTTTGTATAAAGATATAACAAAAATGGGGGCAATTGAACGTGGGGAATACGTTGGTAATGTTGCTCTTGAATTAAGGGAAGAAAATCCTCATCTTAGTAAAATAGATTTAATTGAGTTAGCTCTTAAGAAAATAAGAGAGGAAAGTGAACAGGAGGCTGGGGAATGAAAATAGGTAAATATTTAATCATTCCGCAGGAACAGGAAGAGGCAAGAATTGAGGACTTAAAAAATGAAGTTAGAAAAAGGGATGATAGAATAGAGTTTCTTGTATATGTTGGAAATAAAAATCGTGAATTGATTAAAAACTTAGAAGAACAGTTAAAAGGGTATAAAAGTGAATTAGATGTATATAGCTTGTTTATAGATTGTATTTTAAATAAAGAAACAAGGAAAGCGATAGCGATTTATAACAGAACTAAAAGCATTAGGATTAAGCAGAAATGTCTTAATTCTATACCTATAAAAAAGGGTTAAGTTGAATGAATAATTTCCTTGTAGGAATAAATGAGGTGCTTAAATATGAGTGAATTTGTGCAGTGTTGTTGCTGTGAAAGAACAATAAATATAGAAGAAAATAACTATGTACAGTATGAAAAAGAGGCTCTAGGTTTAGTTTTTACACTGTATTTCTGCTTAAATTGCGTAGATGAATTAAGCGAAATGGAATAATTTTTAAATTACGAATGGAGGTATATAGATATGATAATGAAAAATGTTTTAAAACTATTAGCAATGTATTGCTTTTGCCCAGAGTGTGGAAGTGATGAACTTGGAGAAGGTGAAGGAAGTTTAATCGTTGATGAGTATACATTTCATAGAAAGTGTAAATGTGGATTTGACGTGATAGTAGATGAAAGGGAGGACAAAATATAATGAATTTTTTAGGAATGATAATTTTGATTATATTTGCATTTTTTATTGGTCGTATATATGAATATAGAGTTAATTTAAGAGAATGTGAGAATTGTAAGGGAGAGGTTGGAAATGAATAACACTACACTAATTGGTAGACTAACAAGAGACCCCGAATTGAAATATATACCAGGCTCGGGAACGGCTGTATCGACTTTTACAATAGCAGTAGATAGAGACTATATTAAAAAAGATGGCACTAAGGAAACTGATTTTATACCTATTGAGGTGATGGGGAAGTTAGCAGAAGTATGTGCTAATAATTTAGATAAAGGTAGATTAGTAGCGGTTGAAGGGTCTATAAGAGTTGAACACTATGAAAAAGATGGCGAGAAAAGAACTTATACAAAAGTTCATGCCAATAAAATTAAATTTTTAGATTATAAAAAGGATGATACTGGAAAGGCATATATGTTTGAGCCGGGAGGCTTAGACCCACAAGGCTTCCAGGCTATAGACGACGGTATACCTTTTTAAGAAGGAAGTGGTTGAACATTGAATGAAAAGTGGAAACAATATATAGAAAATGTTTTAGAATCGAGAGGTTATTGCATAAATAGAATGCCATATGTATATTCATATGATTTTCTTGTAAATAGCAATATTAAGATAAATGTAGAAATATCTAATCTTTATAAAAATGAGGAAAATGAATATCACTATTTTGAATTAGAAAAAGAATATCATAGTTGCGATATTTATATCCTTATTGCACTTGATGAAGTCGGAAGTGCTTTGAAAATATTAGTAATACCAGCTAGCAATTTAATGGGACAAAAGCAAATAATTATTAATAACAAAAGTAAGTATGATAAATTTGATTCAAGGTTTGAACTTATAAAGGTATATGATAATTTTTATAATGACCTTGATTGTGTTATGTAGAGGTGTTTTAGGTGTTTAAAAAAGTAGAAAAAAAATTTAGTGGTTCAGTTAATCCGAATTTCATGGAAGATGACCTAACTTTTAAAAATTATTTAGCGTTATATTGTTGCATAAAACCGGTTAAAATTCATGGAAATAAAAAGGTTTTGGCTAGTTCCACTAAGGCATGCAGTGCACTGAAAATTAGAGAACATCAGAAAAAAGCGCGTAAAAAGGTAAAACTTATAAATGCAAAAACAGGTGAAATAAAAGAAATGGCTATAGATGAAGCAGAAAATTTTTTAAATGTTAAAAATTTATACGCTGTTATTTGGCGAGGGAGACCAACTCGAACTGGTTGGTATGTAAAGGATGTTGGAAATGAAGGAGATTAAATATAACGTTATATATTTCAATTCAGAAGCTTTAAAAATGGATAAGAGAAGTTTTGACGCTTTAAAAGATGCTAGAGCATTTAAAAAGGAAAAAGAGAAAAAATACAAAAATGTTGAGATTATTAAAAAGACAATTATAGAAAAATTGATAATGTAGGAAGTGAATTTATGGCAAAAAAGAAAAGGATTTGTTCATGGTGTGGTAAGTCGTTTTTTACAGAGTCGAAAAATAGATTTTGCTGTAAATCATGCGAAAGAAAGTATAAAAAAGACAAAGAAAAAAACGCAAGTTCTTGCTTAGTTGAAGAAACCAAAGAATATTTAATTGAACTAGGAAATAAGAAAAGAAGAGTAGATATTCTAAGAAAAGAGATAGATTTTTTAAAAGATAAAGAGTTTTATAGAGAGATAAATTTCAATGAACTAGGGTTTAAAATACATTCTAGCCCGAAGGGCATAGATGAAATGATTATGAATAATGAGGATAAAATATCATTTAAGGAAAGTGAAATTGATTTTATAGAATATAGATTGAGACTAATGGATATTTACATAAGTGAACTTACAGAAGAGAAGCAACAAATTATAAAATTTATGTATTTTTATGATGGCGCAAGTAAACTTTCTAATGAAGAAATTGCCTCAAAGATTAAATGTAGTCGCAGTAATGTTCATTATAAACACAAGGAAGCATTGAAAGAACTTGCCGAAATGCTTTTTGAAAGTGGAAGTCTTTTGTAGAACAAAAAAAAGACGGTTTTTAAGACAAAGTTAGAACACTCTTTTACGTTTATATAGTGTATAATATTAATATCAAGAAGTTTAAAATTAAATAGATATAGATTTGAAGCCTGGCAGGAATGTTGGGCTTTTTATAATGCAAATTAATATTTTAAGGGGGTTGAGAAGGTGAATAGAAGTGGGTAGTAAGAAACCAGCTAACCCAGTCAAAGACAAACGTATGGTCTTAAATATACAAGAATACTTAAAAGAAAAGAATATTAGAGATTATGTTCTATTTGTGCTGGGAATAGGTACTGGCTACAGGGCAGGGGATTTAGTTAAGCTACAGGTGAGGGATGTTAGAAATGCAATAGACGAAGGTTATTTCTTAATAATGGAGAGTAAGAAAGAAAAGACTAAGAACATAAGAAAGAAAAATAAAAAACCTAGAAAAGCTCCAATAGTTCCTAATTTAGAAAGAGTACTCAAAAGCTACATACGAGATAAAAAGGATTATGAATATATGTTCCCATCCAGGCAAAAATCTGTTACTCCGTATATAGGTGTTGAGAGGGTAACAGTGATACTGAAAGAAGCAGGTAGATATTTTGGACTTAAGCATATAACTGCGCATAGTATGCGTAAAACATACGCTTATACCATATACGAAGAAAGTGGATTTGACATTATAAGAGTTAAGGAAATGCTTGGACATTCTAGTATAGAAGAAACCAAGGCATATCTAGGTCTTAATGAAGAACAATATCAAGAATATAGCATGTTTTTAAATGACCTAATAGGGTGATTTTTTTATTTTGTCTTTTTGAATGTTGGAAAAATAAAGACCTGTACATTCAATGTATTTTTTTTGCTATATATAAAGTAGGAAAAGTAAAAAGTGAATGTCTGATTCTCTAAGAAAACCCCATATTCGTTAAAATAGGCGTTAGCCATTATAAATACTGGGATAGAAGCTATTTAACGTTAAAATGGGTATGGTGAAGCTTAAGGACATACGGACAAAACTTAAAGGACATGGAAAAATAGAGAATGAGGTTGATGTAATAAAAACTATAAAATTCACAGGCAAACAATTCAATTACGCCCTTTTACAAGAGTAATGGCAATATTTATAAGTACTTTTGATTCATTTAAAAAAAATCACTCGTATTCATAACTGTACGGTATTGACTACGATTTAATTATGTAGTAAAATGAACATATAGAAAGTAGTCATAACTAATGGTCAAAAGTAAGGGGTGTATTTTTATGATATTTGGGTATTGTCGGGTAAGTAGTAAAGTACAAATTGATAATAATAGTTTAGAACAGCAGGAGCAGGAAATAAAAAGACATTATAGTGATGCTAAAATATTTAGGGAACAACATACAGGGTCAACCACGCACAGACCTATTTTTGAGGAAATGGTTAATCAAATGCGTGATGGTGATAAATTAGTTGTAACTAAATTGGATAGACTTGCAAGAAATGCAACAGAAGGCATTAATCTTATACAAAATTTATTTGATAGTGGTATTTCTGTTCATGTGCTTAATGTTGGGCTTTTGGAAAATACTACTCTTGGCAAGTTTTTTATAACAACCTTGCTTGCAGTTGCAGAAATGGAAAGGAATCTAATTTTAGAACGAACTTTTGCAGGTAAGGAGATAGCAAAGCAAAATCCTAATTTCCGGGAAGGTAGACCTAAAAAATATACTAAGATGCAAATGGAACATGCTTTAGAGTTATTAAAAACTAATTCTTATACGCAAGTAGAGAAAATGACAGGGATTAGTAAGAGTACATTGCAAAGAGCAAAGCGAAAACAAGAAGACTAGATACCTAGTCTTTTTTTATTGAAAGGAGTTGATTTGTATTTCAATAAAAAATTCCAATCGAGAAAAAGCGTTTGAGATTTACAAGGAGAAAAATGGGAGAATAAAATTAATTGATATCTCTAAGATGTTAGAAGAAAAAAGTTGCAATATTAGTCGTTGGAAAAAAATTGATAGATGGGATTATAGACTTGGAATAAATAAGAAAGTTGGCGCACCAGCCGGCAACCAAAATGCTTTAGGGCATGAAGGAGGCGCACCAGCCGGCAACCAAAATGCTAGAACTCATGGATTTTTCTCTAAGCTTTTGCCTGCTAGAACTTACGAGATTGTTAAATATATCGAGAAGGATGGTGGCAATTCTTTAGACATTCTTTGGAACAGTATAGTAGTTCAGTATGCGAAAATATTAGATTCTTTTAAGATTACCCATGTCAAGAATAAAAAAGACCATACAACTGACATTAAGAAAAATGGTAATAAAATTAAAGAGTATGAAATTCAACATTCTTGGGATAAAGTTACAAATGCTATGAAGGCAGAGGCGACAGCATTTAAAGCTTTGTCAAAAATGATAAAAGACTATGAGGAACTACTTCATAAAAATTGGGATTTAGCAACAGAAGAACAAAAAAGCAGAATAGAAAACATAAAAGCGAGAACAAATAAGTTGACTGGTAATGACTTAGAAATAGAGGATATAGAAGAGATAGAGGCAGAAATCTATGGCAGTAACTAAGAAGAAAACTATACCTTTTCAATTTGGAGATAAGCACAAAGAGTATATTAAAAAGTGCGCTATAAATACATACAATATAGCCGAAGGCGCTGTAAGAGCGGGTAAGACGGTTGACAATGTATTTGCCTTTGCGCATGAGATAAAGACATCTAAAGATAAGATACATCTAGCAACAGGGTCTACAAGTGCAAATGCAAAATTGAACATTGGAGATGCTAATGGTTTTGGACTTGAATATATTTTCAGAGGGCAATGTCATTGGGGTAAATTTAAAGGCAATGAATGTTTGTATGTAAAAGGTATTTCAACTAAGCATAAGCAAAAGATTGTTATTTTTGCTGGAGGTGCTAAGGCTGATAGTTATAAGAAAATAAGGGGTAACTCGTATGGTATGTGGATAGCAACAGAGATAAATCTACATCATGACAATACAATAAAAGAGGCTTTTAATAGAATTATAGCATCAACTAATCGTAAAATATTTTGGGATTTGAACCCCGATAATCCTAATTCAACAATTTATAAAGAGTATATTGACAGCTATATGAAAAAAGATAAAGAAGGGACTTTGCTGGGTGGATATAACTATCAACATTTTACTATACATGATAATATAACCGTATCAGAGGAACGAAAGCAGGCAATTATCTCGCAATATGATATAAATAGTATTTGGTATAAGAGGGATATATTAGGTCAAAGATGCGTAGCCGAAGGTCTTATATATGAATACTTTGCTAATAATAAAGAACAGTTTAAGACTGAAACAGTTGACCCGCTTATGGATGTTATTATTGGAGTGGATTTTGGGGGTAACAAATCATATCATGCTTTTGTTGCGACTGGAATTACTTATAATTATAAAAAAGTAATAGCTCTTGCAAGTGAGAGACCTAACGCAGATACCAGTCCAAATGAGTTGAATGCTTTACTTATAAATTTTATAAAAAAAGTAATAAATCTGCATGGTAAAGTAGATTATATTTACTGTGATAGCGCTGAACAGGTACTAATAAAAGGCATTAAAAATGCAGTAGAAAAAGAAAAATTAAATGTTAGTGTTAGAAATGCTTTGAAGAGTGCTATTAACGATAGGATAAGACTTACAGACTTATTAATTAGTCAAGGTAGGTTTGAGTATACAAAGCATAGTGAAACTCTTGTTAATGCTTTATGTAGTGCTGTTTGGGATAGTAAAGAAACTAATGAGGATGTAAGACTTGATGATGGGTCAAGTGATATAGATAGTTTAGATGCTTTTGAATATACGATAGAGAGATACTTGAAAAAGTTTATAAGAGGTGACTAAATGTTTGAAGGATTGAAAAATGCTATAAGGGGGGTGATTAACAAGTTGTTTAATAAGAGTTCTATACAAAATGAATTAAAGGTAGATATAGCTGTTAGTGATAAGATGTCAAGAGCAATTGACTCGTGGATGGCTATGTACAAAAACAAAGCCCCGTGGTTAAATGAAACAACTAAGAGTTTGAATTTGCCAAGTGCAATATCAAGTGAAGTTGCACGCCTTGTTACACTAGAACTTGAAAGTGAAATAGTTGGAAATGACTTTTTAAATGAACAATATCAAGAGGTATTGAAAGACATAAGAAAGTATTGTGAATATGCGTGTGTGGCTGGTGGATTAGTATTTAAACCGTATATAGGCAGGAATAAAATAGAAGTTGATTATGTCCAGGCAAGTAATTTTTTCCCTGTTGAATATAGTTCTACAGGTGATATTACATCAGCTATTTTTTCTGAAATAAAAGTTAAAGGTGATATTAAATATACCAGATTAGAATATCATAATTGGACTTCTACTTCTTATACTATCTCTAATTACGCATATAAGAGTAATACAGCAAGATTAATTGGTTATTCAAATGACTTAGGGAAGAGAATTAGATTAAGTGATGTTCCCGAATGGGCAGAGCTTTCAGAAGAGTTAGTATTAGAAGGAATTGAAAGACCTTTATTTGCATACTTTAAAATCCCGCAGGCTAATAGTTTAGAAAACTCATCAGCTCTGGGCGTTTCTGTTTTTTCAAGAGCAGTTGACTTAATAAAAGAGGCTGATAAACAATATTCGAGGATTTTGTGGGAGTATGAGGCTACAGAGATAGCAATTGATGCAGATTCTAGTATGTTCAGAAGAAACGCAAATGGAGAATATGAAGTTCCGCATGGCAAGAAACGACTGTACAGGATGTTAGAAATGGAGGATGGAGACAATAAATGGAATGTGTTTTCACCAGCCATAAGGGATTCGAGTCTTTACGCTGGGCTTAATCAATTACTAAGAAAAATAGAGTTCAATTGTGGATTGTCATACGGGATTATATCAGATGCACAAGAGATTGAAAAAACAGCAACAGAAATAAAAACTAGTAAGCAACGTTTATACTCTACTGTTAAGGATATACAAAAGTCTTTAGAGGATGCCCTAGAGGGATTAATTTATTCTATAGATAAGTGGTCTATTTTGGCAGGATTTACTCCTAGTTTGAAGTATGAAACGACTTTTAATTGGGACGATAGCGTAATAATAGACAAAGATTCTGAACTCTTAGCAATGCAACAGGATGTCGCATCTGGATTAATTAGACCCGAATTGTATATTATGAAAAAATATGGAGTCACAGAGGAAGAGGCTTTGAAAATGATGCCCGACACGGGGGAATTAGTAGAGGATAATCCTTTTGACAAGGATGGTATATAGATGTTAACACCTAATGAGTTACAAGAAATTCCTAAGTATTTTATTGGCTTATTTCAATCTTTAGAGGACTTTATAATCGCAGATATTGCAAGACGTATAGCAAAAGTTGGGAACATTACAGATATGGCAGAGTGGCAGTTAATAAGAGCAGAAGAGATTGGAATTGCTGATAAAGTTATTAAAAGGAAAATTGCTGAAACACTTGGTATTTCTTTTGAGACAGTTGACAAGTTATTTGAAGAAAGTGCTATAAAATCTATTGAAAGTGATAGTGCTTTATATGAACATGCTAAATTAACACCGATACACTTGAATAGTTCTGAAGAACTTAAGAACTATGTTTCTTCAGCTAAAGAACAAACGAAGGGTAAACTGAAGAATATGACAGGTACATTAGGATTTTGCACTATTAAAAAAGGTAGAGTTATTAGTAAGAAACTTACAGACATATATATAGAGTCTTTAGACTTAGCGCAATTTCAAGTCAGTACAGGAGTCTTGGATTATAAGACAGCAGTTAAAAAAGCAGTTAAGAGGCTTGCAGATAGTGGTTTAAGGTTTATAGACTATGAGACTGGTTGGACAAATAGAATAGATGTTGCAACTAGAAGGGCTGTGCTGACTGGTGTTAATCAGATGTCACAGAATATTAACAATAAAGTTATAGACGATTTAGATACTGATATAGTAGAAGTTACAGCGCACTCGGGGGCAAGGTGCGAGGGTGCAGGCATTAAAAATCATAAGAAATGGCAGGGCAAATGGTATAGTTTAAGTGGTAAAAGTACGAAATACCCTTCTTTAAGGGCTGTTACAGGCTGGGGACAGGGTGATGGATTAGGAGGTTGGAACTGTTCGCATCAATTTCATGCAGTTGTACCTGGTATCTCTGTTCCTGCTTACACTAAAGAGCAATTAAAAAATATAGACCCTCCCGATATTGGATATAAGGGGCGAACTTATACGCATTATCAAGCGTTGCAGTATCAGCGCAAAATTGAAACAGCTATGAGGCAGACTAAGAGACAACTAATTGCTTACGAGTCTGCTGGTCTTAAAGATGAGTTTACAAATGCAAGTATAAAGTTGCAAAGACAGAAGCAAGAATATAGAGAGTTTAGTAAGGTTGCTAAATTGAGGTTGCAGAATGATAGACACCAGGTGTTAGGATATAATAAGAGCATCAGCCAAAAGGCTGTTTATGCTGGCAAAAAGGAGAAGTAAAATGGATGTTGATATATTAGGTGCTAAATATACTATAGTAAAAGATTGCACAAAAGATAAAGAGCCTTTATTGGCTAAATTTGATGGTTTTATGGATGATACTGTAAATAAGATTGTAATTGCTAAAATGGAGCATTCAGATGAAAGTTTAAAGGATTTAAACTTTTATGAAAAACAAGTTCTTAGACATGAAGTTATACATGCTTTTTTATCTGAAAGCGGGTTAAAGAGTAATAGCGATTGGGCTAGAAACGAGGAAATGGTTGACTATTTTGCAATACAATTTCCTAAAATGTTAAAAGTGTTTATGAAATTAGACGCTTTATAAAAAAGGAGTGATTTAAATGGGGAAATATAGAAAGAAACCAGTTGTTATTGAGGCTTTTAAATGGCTAGGAAGTGCAGAACAAAAGGAAGAACCGACATGGATAGTTAGGGCTATTGAAAGTGGTAATGTTTGGATTGAACAAAGCCTAGGGGAATTATCTCCACGCATGTATATAAGGACACTTGAAGGTATACACGAGGCTAATGTAGGTGATTACATTATCCAAGGAATAAAGGGGGAATTGTATCCATGCAAGGCTGATATATTTAGAGAAACATATGAAGAAGTCTTATATTAATAAGGCTTATTTTTATGCTTAAAAATACTTAATTCATTTATATAGATGTCTACTAAGCGACGTAAAAAGTTAGACAATATGTGATGCTACCACGTAAAAAGCGTAATTGTAAACGAAAGCAGGAGGTTTTTATGAAAAGAGAGTTTTTGAAAGATTTAAATTTAGAGGACGAGGTTATAGAAAAAATCATGTCCGAGAATGGGAGGGATATAGAAAAGTATAAAAAAGAAGTAGAAAAGAAAAAAGAAGAATTGGAAAGTAAAAATACTGAACTCGAAACAGCTAATAATAAAATTAAAGACTTAGAAAAAATAGATGTTGAGAGTATAAAAAAAGAGGTTGACGACTGGAAGAGTAAAGCCGAACAGGCTCAAAAAGATAAGGAATTGATTGAAAATCAAATGTCAGAGCAGACTTATAATTTAAACTTAGATAATTATTTAAGTAATTTCAAGTTTTCTAGCAATCTCTCAAAAGAGGCTGTAAAAATAAAAATGAAAGAAAAAGGACTTGAATATAAGGACGGGGCTTTTGAGGGAGCAGATGATTATATAAAAGAATTGCAGGCGAATGACCCAGGGGCTTTTATAAGTGGCAATAGTGTTCCAAAGGTTGTTAGTTCTAGCAGTGGAGATGCTGGAGAGTCTAAAGTAAGTTTAATGGAACAAATGATAGCAAAAAATAGAGAAATGTTGAACATATAGGAGGTAGAAAATGAGTTTATTTGATTCAAAAATTTTTAATGGAGAAGTGTTTGGAAAGTACGTTGAGACTGTACCTAATCTAAATAGGGACGAATTAATAAAGTCTGGAGCAATAAGAAGAAGGGGCGATTTAAAGGCTATGTTTTCAGCCCAATCGGGAGCAAATTATGCAACTATTCCAATGCTTGGCTTGATTGATGGCGACCCAGTCAATTACGACGGACAAACGGATATAGTAGCAACTACAACAAAGACCTTTTCGCAGTCTGTAATTGTTGTTGGTAGAGCTAAATCGTGGGCGGAAAAAGACTTTAGCCAGGACGTAACCGGCGGAGTTCCTTTTATGGAGAATGTAGGAAATCAAGTTGCTAAATATTGGGATAATATAGACCAAAAAACTTTGTTAGCTGTTTTGGAAGGTATTTTCGCAATGACAGGGGCGAAAAATTTAGAATTTGTTAACAATCATACTTTTGATATAACAAAAGAAACAGAAGCAGAAAATCAAAAGGTTAAAGCTGAAACTCTTAATAGTGCAACTCAAAAAGCGTGTGGAGATAATAAAGAAAAATTTGCACTTGTTATAATGCACAGTGTTATATCAACTAACTTAGAAAATTTAAATCTTGTTGCTAGGTTAAAATATACTGACCCACAAGGTATTCAAAGAGAAATGAAGTTAGGAACTTGGGGTGGCAAATTAGTCTTAATTGATGACAATATGCCAACTAGAGAGGTCGCTGAAAGTTCAGAGGGTTCAAATGATGGATACACAGAGTATACGACATATGTGCTTGGGGAAAATTCTATTGACTTCGAGGATGTTGGTACAAAAGTCACATATGAAATGGATAGAGTTCCAGGCAAAAATGGTGGAGAAGATTACTTATATAGTAGACAAAGAAAAGTATTTGCGCCATATGGTATTAGCTTTACTAAAAAAGCAGTTGCAACAGCATCTCCAACTGATGCAGAACTGAAAAACGGAGCAAATTGGGAGCTTGTGAATGATAGTTCGAATGGGTCTAAAACTTATATAAACCATAAGGCTATACCTATCGCTAGAATTATTTCGAGAGGGTAGGCTATGAATATGTATATAGACTATGAATTTTATAGCACTCTTGGGGGAGAAATCCCACAGGACAAATTTAATAAATATGCAATAAGAGCAACTAAGTATATAGATTATAATACTTTTAATAGAATAGAAGAAGTTACAGAAGAAATAAAAATAGCCGCTTGTGAGATTGCTGACCTCATATATAAAAGTAACCTGGAAGGCGACAAAGAAATTCAGTCTGAAAGTATTGGAAGTCATTCAGTGACTTATTCAGCTAACAATAAAACGATAGAGCAAAAGGCATATGATATTTTAAAAATGTATTTAGATTCAGATTTGTTGTATCGAGGTGTTTAGCGTGTTTTTTAAAGATAATATAACTTTATATAATAAATATTATGATAAGTACTCTGACAAAACTTTATACAAGAGGGCTTATTTAATTGGAGTAGATTATCAAGGTTCTAAAAATATAGCTGTTACAGATAAGGGGTTGTTAAGTGCTGATAGTGTTAAGGTTATAGTTCCCTTTTCTGCAAATGCAAGAGGGAAGAAATATATAGACCCTTTCAAATATTATGAATTAGATGAAATCGAAAAGGAAAAATTTTATACTTTCAAGGTTGGCGATATTATTGTAAAAGAGGTCGTAGACTTTGAAATAACTAGCGTTAAGCCTTATACATTAAGAGAATTACAAAGTAAATTTGATGATGTCAGTATTATAAAATCAGTCATTAAATGTGATTTTGGGAGCATAAGAATGCGACATATAGAGTTGGAGGCAGAATGATATGGGATGAATGTACACGTAGATATTGACGTTGCTAGAATAATGAGAGAGCGGGGTCTTGAAAGAGGCGGGAAGGCACAAAAATTTTTTACCCATGAAGTTAGAAGGCTTTCAGACTCTTATGTCCCTAAACAAAGTGGAACGTTGAAAAATACAGCTAGAGAAGAAGTTGACAAGATAAAGTATATACAGCCTTACGCTAAAATACATTACTATAATAATTCTGGGCGTGGTTCAGAAGGTATGGGGGCAGGAGGCAAAAGAGGCAAGTATTGGGATAAAAGAATGTTAGCAGACAATAAAGTTGAGTTGATAGAGTCTGTTGCTAGGTTTATTGGAGGTAGTAGAGAGTGACTATAGTTGAAAGCGTTAGAGAGTTTATAAAAAAATGCCCCCACTTAGATGAATTTGCAAAAAGTATAAATGTTGAATTTTTAGCGGAGGAATTTACTTCTTATACAATTGAGACTGTTCCAGCTGAAACGATTGTAAAAAAATTTGTAAATGGTGATGCAATAAAACAATTTGTTTTTATATTTGCAAGTAGAGAGTCTTATGGGTCTGATGTTATGCAGAATATAGAAAATAGCCAGTTTTACGAACAATTTGCGGACTGGATATATAGAGAAAATTTAAATGGCAATTTACCTGTTTTAGATGGAAATAAAGAGTCTATGTCACTAGAGGTAAGTACTACAGGTTATCCAGTTCAAACAAGTATAGACACAGCACAATATCAAATACAATTAAAACTAAAATATTTTGAAAAAGGAGAAATATAAAAATGGCAGGAATAGAAACGATACAAAGATATAAAATAGCGGATTATTTGGGAATTTTAGGGGATGACGGACAAAGCTCTTGGGAATTGATGGGAGCAGGATTTAATACATTAGACGAGAACCCATCCGCGCAAAGTGACTCTAAGACATATATAAACGATAGAAACAGTACTAGCACTATAAAATCTTACCAAACGCAATTCCCGTTTGAGTCAGATTTAATTAAAAGCGAAAAAGCTATAATGGAACTTTATAAGATAGGTAGAGACCAGGCGACTGGCGCGGATGCCGAAAGAGATTATTTAAGAGTAGAATTATTTTTACCAGTTGAAGGAAAAGATAATACTTTTAAGGCTAGAAAATTTAGAGTGTCAGTTGAAGTCTCTGGGCTTGCAGGAGCAGGAGGAGAAACAATTATTGTCAGCGGGAACTTAAATAGCGTTGGTAATTTTGTAGATGGAGAATTTAACACTCAGACAAAGATTTTCACGGAGGTTGGGGAAGAAGCACCACCAGCTGAAAGTTTAAAGGTTTTAACTGTAAATTCAATTGCGGGTACTAACACAGGGGATACAAAAGTAACCGTTACTCCAGGTCTTGAAAGTGGAAATAGTTATAAATATAAGACTGGGGCAAGTGTTTCAGTTCCAGCATTAGATGCTGATTGTTCAGTTGGATATACTACTTGGGATGGTACTGAGGATATAACAGCAAATGAAGGGGATAAAATATTGATAGTAGAGGTTAATTCGGGCAATAAAGCGAAAAAGGCAGGAATAGCTACTGTTACAGTAAAAGAGTAGCTATATAATTGAATTAAAATATTTATATAAATAATTAAAAATAAGGAGATTCAAAAGATGTTAATTAATAATATAGAATTAAAAGATTTTGATATATATGATGCTGATGAACATGAAAACATTGAAAAAACAATAGGCTTGACTATTACTGAAACGGGAAAAGTTGAGAAAGAGGCAACCAAAGGTTATGAAATGATTAGAGATATATGTAATTTAATTTTTAAATGCTTTGACGATATTTTCGGGGAAGGTACATCAAATAAAATGTTTGGAGATAAGAGAAATTTAAAGGTATGCTCAAATGCTTTTTTTGAATTAATAGAAGAAGTTAATAGACAGAAACAAGAGGGGGAAGAATTTTTCGCCTCAGCTGTATCAAAGTATACGCCAAACCGAGCGCAACGCAGAGCTAAAAAATAATGAATATGTTGATTGATGTGCTTCCCGAAAGCGTTGAAATTGATGGGGAAGAATATAAAATTAATACAGATTTTAGAATATCAATTTTGTTTGAAATGTTGATACAAGATAATTCTATAAGCGACGAGGAAAAAGGGGAAAATGCCCTTCTTTTATTTTACCCTGTAATCCCTAAAAATACTGCAACGGCTATAGATAAAATTATTTGGTTTTATTCGTGTGGGAAAAAAGAAAACAATGTGGATGATGGTTGCAGAGGCGGTACAGGGTCTAGTAAAAGTCAAATATATTCATATGACTATGACGACGAGTATATATATTCAGCTTTCTTAGGTCAATATGGAATTGACTTACAGGACATAGAAAAATTGCATTGGTGGAAATTTAAAGCATTGTTTAAGTCTTTGAAAGAGGACACTGAAATAGTTAAAATCATGGGCTATAGGGCAATGGATATAAGCGGAGATATGCCAAAGGCTCAAAAAGATTTTTATAGAAAAATGAAAAAGATACATGCTATACCGCTTCCTCAAAACGAGGTTGAAAAAATAAACGAAATTGAAAAGGCGTTGCTAAATGGTGGAGATATTAGTAATTTATTATAAAATAATATACTCTACACTTTCCGAATTGATATATAATTAGTATATAAATAATTTTAATTCGGGGGGGATTATTATGGGGTTTAAATTTAGAAAAAGTATAAATCTAGGCGGTGGATTGAAGTTAAATATTAATAAAAATAGTGTTAGTGTTAGCGGTGGCGTTAAAGGTGCTAGAGTTTCAGTTAATTCTAAAGGGAAAGCTACGACGACTTTGGGAGTTCCTGGAAGTGGCTTATATTATCAAGAAACAACTCAACTAGGTGGAGGTAAAAAGAAAAATGGTAAGAGTGCAGGAGGCTCGGAGAGTAGTAGGCAGGCTCAACAGCTATTAAAAATAATAAACGATTGTGCTAATATAGTTAATACTACAAAAGACCCTAAAACATTTTTTTATAGATATAATATGTTGTTAGATAAATCATATGCCTTAGTTGCCATAGAGGATAACTTAAACTTTTCTGGTCAATCTCCTAGCCAGATGCTAGACAGCATAATAGCAAAAAAGACTGATACTATAAATGACTTTTTGACTAGATACTACAATGAAATGTCTAGTAAATTGAAAGAACTAAAAACTGAAAAGGCTCGCATGAACAATGCTTATAAATTCTCTAGTTTAGCAATAGATTATAAAGAGCATTTAAATAATGATAATAAAACTAAGCTTAATAGGCTATATAAACAACTATTAAATGATGTTAAAAAACAAGATTAATATTTGTAAAGAGAAAAATATAGTAGAAGATTTAAATAAAAAGCACTTACTTTTTTAAAAAGTAGGTGCTTTTTAATGCAAATTTATAAAAAGGGGGTGAATAGATGGCAGATGGTTCTATTATTATAGATACCTTTTTAAATACCGAAGATGCAGAGAAACAACTTAATAACTTAGCTGATACTATGAAGAAGAAAGCAAAAAGCGCTCTTGCGATAGCTGGAATTGGCGCAAGTCTGGGAGCTATAGGAAAACAGGCTATTGACTTTGGGGATGAATACCAAAAGGCAATGAATGGTTTCGAGTCAGCAACGGGAAATGCGGAAGCTAAGGCAAAAGGCTTTGGAGAAGCGCTACAGCAGGTCTATGCAAATAATTTTGGCGAGGACATGGGCGATATAAGCGAAGTTATGAGTTTAATATCTCAAAAGCTTGATGGGATAGACGCTAGCAATATTCAAGAAGTTACTGAAAGTGCGATTGTGATGCGGGATACTTTCGACATGGATGTTGGGGAAAGTTTAAATGCCGTAAACTCCATGATGCGCCAATTTGGTATTAGCGCAAAAGAGTCGTACAACTTGATTGCACAGGGAGCACAACAAGGATTAAATCAGAATGATGACCTCGGAGACCAGTTAGCAGAATATTCGACATATTACGCACAGATGGGTTTTTCAGCAGAAGAAATGTTTAATATGATGAAAAACGGGGCAGAGAGTGGAGTCTATCAAATAGACTATCTAAATGACGCTTTGAAAGAATTTAATATTAGGGCTAAAGACGGTTCGAATGGAACTAAGGAAGCTTTTGAGGCGCTCGGTTTTAATGCTGACGAACTAACTAAGAAATTTGCAAATGGTGGAAGTAGTGCAAAAGAGGCTTTTGTTGAGGTTACAACAGCTTTAAATAATTTAGATGATAATGTATTAAAAAATCAGATAGGTGTACAACTCTTTGGTACTAAGTTTGAGGATTTGGAAGCGGATGCAGTAACAGCGCTAACAAATATCGAAGGAAGTATAAGCAGTTCAAAAGATAAATTAGAAGAAATTAATAAGATAAAATACAATAGTTTCGGAGAAGCGATAACAGGAATTGGAAGGCAAATGCAGGTTAATTTACTTCTTCCAATTGCAGAGGGATTGCTTCCTGTTTTAAATGATTTGGCAAATAAATTTGCTAAGGCTTTTCAAAACGAAAATACAAAAAATGCTATAAGAAGTACAGCAGAAAGCATTGGTGCGTTAATTGGAACAGTTGTAAAGTTAATATCTTTAGCATTAACCCCTTTAATCAATGTTATAACCTTCTTGATTCAGCATGGTAGCCTTGTAGCTCCTTTGATAACAGGGATTGGAGTTGCTTTCGCTGGATTAAAAATTGCTGGAATTGCAAGGGGTATACAAAAAAGCTTTACAGATGCGCAACTTGCTGTAAGGCTGTTCGTCACAGGGATGGCAGAATCAGGAACTACGTTAACGCTGTATGAAACTATAGTTGGATTAGTTACAAAAAAAATAAGTTTAGCGCAAGTAGCAACTAATTTGTGGAAGGGTGCATTAACGGCGCTTGGTGGTCCGATTGGTTTAACTATAGTAGCAGTAGGGGCTTTGATTGCGGTATTCGTATCGCTCTGGAAAAACAATGAGGGTTTCAGAGATGCCGTTATAAATATTTGGAATAATATTAAAGAAGTTGGGGAGAAAATATTCGGTCAAATTGCTAAATTCTTTACTGAAACAATACCGCAAGCTATGAGTAAATTTATAGACTTTGCAAAAGAAAATTGGCAAGGATTGGCTCTATTACTTGTTAATCCCTTCATTGGTGGTTTTAAATTAATCTATGATAATTGCGAAGGTTTTAGAAATACTATAAATAAATTATTTAACAGCATTAAAGATGCTTTAAGCAAAACAATGTCTTTTATTAAGAGTAACTGGCAAGGCTTATTATTAATTTTAGTAAATCCGTTCATTGGAGCATTTAAATTAATTTACGATAATTGTGAAGGCTTTAGAAACACTGTAAATTCTATATTTAACAAAATTGTAGGCATCTTTAAAAATGTTTTAAGTTTTATTAAAAATAACTGGAAAAGTATAGGAAGTATGTTATTAAGCCCTTTTGTAAATGGATTTAAAGCTATTTATAATAGTTGTGTAAGTTTTAAAAATAAGGTTTTTAGTTTCTTTTCTAGTGTTGTAAAAGGCTTTGTTACCTTTGGAAAAAACATAATAGCTGGGATAATAAATGGGCTTTCGAGCGGTATCGGTTTGGTTGTAGATACTGTAAAAAATATCGGTTTAACTGTAGTTAATACATTTAAAAAAGTACTAAGAATACATTCACCGTCTAAAGTTACAACAGAACTTGGAGAATTTGCAGGCATTGGATTTGCTAATGGTATAAAAAATACAAGCAAAGATGTAGTAGAGGCAACAAAAGAATTAATAAGTGCTATGGAAAAAAATCTTGAGACCAACAAGAGTAAATTTGAAAAAATTTGCGAGGCTATAACTACAGCATTAAAAAATCAATATGAAAGTCAAAAAGATATACAAATAAAAGCGCTTGATGAAAGATTAAAAGTTGAGGAAAAGGCATCGAATGATAGATTAAAGGTCTATGAAAAAGAATACAATGAAAAATTAAAATATTTAGATACAGAAACAAACGAAAAAACTAATGCTATACAAGAACAAATTGACGCTATAGACAAGCAAATTGAAGAAGAACAAAAAGCAGAAGAAGAGAAGGCGTACAATGAAAAAATAAGCGACCTCAATAGGAAACTAGCAACAGCTAAAAATCAAAAAGAACGAGAAAAAATACAAAAAGAAATAGCAGAAACACAAGCAGATAGACAAAAGAAATTATTAGATGAACAAAGGCAACAAGAAAAAAACAGATTAAAAGAACAGATTGAAAATATAAAAACAGAAGCTAGTAACAAAAAAGAGCAGTACAAAGAAGAGTACGACAATCAAAAGGAAGCAGAAAGTAAAAAACTTGAATTAATAAAAGAGTCTAATGCTAGTCAAAAAGAAGAAATTGAAAAATATTTTAGTGAACTTTTAGAAGAGACAAATATTCAAAATGAAGCGAGAAGGCTACTTTTACAAAAAAATTCAGAGGAAATTATAAAACTTCTAAGCGAGTACAATCCGCATTGGCAGGACGCGGGACAAAGTTTAGCAGATAGTCTATTAAATGGAGTTAACTCTAAAAAGCAGTCTATACAGGAAACTGTAAAAGAAGCTATTAATTTAAAAGAGATTATACCAGCACAAGAGCAAGAACTCGATAGATTAAAGAAAAAATTAGAAGAGTATGAGAAGCTAAAAGAAAATGTTAGCGCATCTAGCGCTGGTGATGGAGATTTGGACACATCCGTTCAAGATTCTTCATTAGATTCGGGTTCTAGTGGGCTGGATTCTAAGGAACTTGAAGAATATGCAAATGCTGTAGATGATGTAAAAACTTCGGTTGAGGGTTTAGACCTTGTAAGCGATGAACTGGTCAAGGGAACAGTCCCAAAAGTTGGAGATTCAGCTGGAAAATTAACTGAAAGCATAAAAAAAGGGTTTGGTAGTATTGGTGGATTTTTTGGTGGAATTGAGAAATGGCTAAGGGACACAGATAAAAGTATAAATGACTGGCTTTCTAGTGCATCAAGTTCCATTTCGGACTTTTTTTCTAAGCTAAAAGATAAATTTAACGCAGGAATTGAAAATATTGGCGGATTTTTTAGTGGTCTTGGTGGCAAGATAGGAGATAGCTTTAACGGATTAGGCGACTTTTTTAATGGTTTGGAAGATAAGGCAAAAGAAGGCTTTTCAAGTATAAAAAATAATGCTATAGAAGTCTTTAGTGGGCTTGGAGACTGGTTTAAAGAAACTGGGTCAAAAATAGGGGATGCAATTGGAACTGGTCTAAAAAGTGGTTTGGATTTCTTTACTAACACAGTACCCGAGTGGTTTGCAGGGCTTGGCGATAAAATAAAAGAAGAATGCGGGAAAATAGGGGGAAAAATATCAAACTTTTTTAATGAAACCATGCCAACCATAATTAGCAACATAGTAGAATGGTTTAAGCAAATTCCGTATAACATCGGATTTACAATAGGGTCTGTTGCTGGTTTTTTTGTTGATTTAGGAGCTAAATTATACGCATGGGCAACAGAAACATTACCCGAAATAATTAATAGTATAGTGGAATGGTTCAAAAGTTTACCCGAAAAAATCGGGGAATTTCTTAATATTACACTACAAAATATTCAGACCTGGGGTGAAAATTTCAAGGTTTCTGTATCTGAATTTTTTAGTGTAATTTGGGAAAGCATAACACAGTTTTTCACAGAGTTACCTGAAAAAATTTCGGAATGGTTTGGCACGGTAGTAGAGACAGTAAGTGGCTGGGGCGAGAATTTAAAGCAACTAGCAACAGATATTTTTAATAACTTTGTAGAAAATATATTAATTCCAGTATCGCAATTACCAGGAAAATTGTGGGAAAAGTTTACGGAAGTTATTGGGAAAGTGACTGAATGGGGTTCTAATCTATTGCAAAAAGGGATAGATATAGCGAGCAAATTTTTAGAGAATGTAATGAAATTCTTTTCAGAACTTCCAGGCAAAATAAAAGAAAAATTAGATGATATAATAAAAAAAGTTACAGACTGGGGAACTAATTTAGTAAGCAAAGCGCTCGAAATCGCAAAGAACTTTTTTAATAATATATACAATACTGTTAGTCAACTACCAGGTAAGTTTAAAGAATGGTTGGACAGCATTATTAATAATGTCATAAGCTGGGGAACTAACTTAGTCAAGCGAGCCGAAGAAGCTGGGAAAAACATGGCAAATGCCGTTAAAGATGCTTTAAAAGATTTACCAAGCAAAATCATGAGTATTGGAAAAGACGTTGTAAGGGGCTTATGGGAAGGTATTACTGGAATGGGCGGTTGGCTAAAAGGCAAGGTTTTCGATTTCGCTGGAGATATTATAAATGGATTTAAAGATGGATTTGGAGTTCACTCGCCTTCCATAATCATGCGTGATTTGATTGGTAGAAACCTTGTAAAAGGGGTTGGTGTTGGGATAGATGTAGAAACACCAGAGCTAAAAGAAAAAATAGAGAAAAATATATCTGAACTTACTAGTAAATTAAAAGCTACAGTTAACTTTGAGACATCTAAAATACAAGCTAATATAGTTGCAAGTACGGATTTTAAAGCTGGAAAAGAAACAGCTATAATGAGTAGTAATAAAGATAGCGAAGTTAACTCAAATCAAGCTGGAATAAAACTTAACATAGAAAACTTTGTAAACAATAGAGAGCAGGACATAGAAAACCTTTTTAATGAAATACTGTTCCTAGCAAAAAGAAAAGGGGTTATATAAAAGACCCTCTTTTCTTTTTATCTTTCTTTTAAACACTATAGTAAAAATGAGGGGGTGAAAATTATATTTTTTATTTATGATGGTCGGGATAGTAGGGAATTTGGTTTAAAAATATACAATATAAATGACCTATCAGCCCCACAAATAGAAATTGAAAAAGTGAATGTGCCAGGCAAAAATGGCGATTTATTACTAGAGAAAGGATTCGGAAACTTTGCTTTAACAATAGAATGCGACATAGATGCAAGGCAAAGCAATATAGAAGAAGTTGCAACAGAAATAAAAAAATGGTTGCAAGGTGATATATCATATAAAAAACTTTTTTTAAGTAATAGCGACTTTTATTACCTAGCTAGTTGCAACAATAAGCTAGATATAATTAGAACATTTAAAAACTTTGCATCATGTCTTTTAACATTCGACTGTTACCCATTCAAATATGCAGAAGAAGAAATTATAAGCTTGAATGTATTAAATCTAAAGAGTACTACTATAACAAATTTTTATAGAGAATCAAATCCTGTTTTTTATATAGAAGCGACAGGAGACATAAATATAAAAATAAATACTCAAAACATTGAGTTAAGAGGGATAACAGAGAATGGAATTTTAAGCGACTTAATAATAGATTCGGAAATCATGAATGTTTACAGAGAAAATAAAAACACAAATATAATAGTCAATGAAAATTCTAAACTATTTTCTGATTTTCCAAAACTTGAAGAAGGGGAAAATCGAATTAGTTGGGAAGGAGATATAAAAAGTATAAAAATAAATCCTAGATGGAATATTTTATAAAGCTTTTATATTGAAAATGGAAGGGAGGGATTAATATTCAAAAAGGGAAATTAATTTTATATGAAGAAAAAGAAATAGATTTTAGACATTTAGGGCTGGGTGTTCTTACAAATGTAATAAATGACCATGTCAGAGAGGAAGAGAACGGAGTTTTCGAGTTAGAATTTACTATCTACGAAAACTCTTTTCTATTTAAAGAAATAAAAACTGATAGATTAGTAAAAGCTGACGCATCTCCAAATTTTAAAGGGCAACTTTTTAGAATTTATTATATATCAAAAAATTTAGGTGGATATATTAATGTAAAAGCACAGCATGTTAAATATGATTTGCTTAATAATTTCATAGAAAGCTTAGAATTGAATGATATTACTTGTGAAGAAGCTTTAGAAAGAGTCTTTCGTGCTTGCGAGGAACAGAATAGATTTAGAGGGCATTCAGATATCAAGGCAAGGAATACTATTAATATTGAAATGCAAAGCCCTTACAGCGCAATCTGTGAGGGCGAAAATTCTCTAATTCAAAAATTTGAACCAACTGCAAAACTTTTCTTTGATAATTTCGACGCTTATTTAAATTATCAAAGAGGAGAAAGTAAAAATGTATTACTTGCATATAGAAAAAATATAACAGGGCTTGAAGCGGAATATGATACACAAGATATTGTAACTAAAATATATCCTTTTGCAACTTACGAGGATGAAATGATTACATTAACAGAAAAATACATTGTTAGTCCTAATCTGAATAAATATGCTACTCAAAAGATTGTTGCTATAGATTTTAGTTCTGATGAGGTCAGCGTTGAAGAAGAACTAAGAGAAAAATGCAAAGATTATTTTAAATACAATCAAGTTGATTTACCAAAAGTTTTATATAAAGTCAACTTTGTAGATTTGTCTACAACTGTAAATTATAAAGATTATAAGATGCTAGAAACAGTCAATCTAGGCGATGAAGTAATAATACGAGATTTTAATTTAAACATCAATGCAACTGCTAGAGTAGTTAAAACAGACTATAGCCCAATAAAAAAAAA